TTTAACGTCTTCACCACACAACACTTGGCTTAAATGATCGACTTCTCGTCCTCCAACTCTGTTCATTTTTGCATCACTATATGGTGCATCAGCAACTGTGGGTGTATTCTCATCAGACTGCACCTCACCAGACTGAGGCACAAAACTAGTGGTGTTAATGTGAGTTGAATTCGGGCCCCAAGCGCTCATCTTTTCTGAATAAGAATGACAGAGTATCGAAACAGGCGCGGTATTGTCACCAGAACTAACGAGGTCGTTCAAGACATAAACTGTAAGGATTCCATTAGACACACCGTCACTATGCAACCCTCTAGTAGTATAGGGCACAGAGGTTATTACATCAACGATGGGTGATGGAACTCTCAAAGCTGGAAATGGATTCCCCCAACCCACCGTTACTGAAAAATCTCTCTCCTCAGCTATGTCAACAATTTTCGAATACACCGTGTTCAACTCTGGAACCGCCTTTGATGTAACAGGATCCCAAACGATCAAAAGACGGCCTTTGTGATACCCACTAGCTGCGATCTGAAACCTATAGGTCATCTCACCTCTCCAAATTTCAAATGGCAAGGTGGTAAAAGCTGTGGGTGACAAAACATAGCCATCAGCAGAGGGCGGGATAACATTAGATCCGATGTTATACATCATTGGGGTAACTGCTATAGAGATCAACGGCTGATATTGGGAATCATCCAAATTCCAATTCGTCGTGGCAAAATAAGTCGGTATTGAGTTTAAATAGGAAAAACTCATCTCATCGACTCCATTCAGCCCCGTGGTCCTAGGATCAATTGTAACTTCCTGCTTAGTCGTCAAAGCTAACGTGCAGGTATCGTCCCTCTGATCTGTAGAGGCCAAATCACCAGTTTGCCAGACTTTGACTGGTTTTGCTGGTTCAATGATTCTGGGTCTAGAATAGCCCAAGGCCAAAGCCGCTGATGCCACAGCCGTGGCGTACTGAGCTGTCGCCATGGCAAATGGTCCGATATATGGGACCCCTGAAAGTGCCGCAGCAATACTAGCCACAGCACCAGCAGGCTTCGAAACCACTCCTGCATGACTGTATTCATCCTTAACCTCACCGGCCTGTGGGGTCAAATCTCCGAAATTGCTCTGCGTTGGTGAGGAAAGTTCAATTCCTTCACACCAGGCGTAAACAGTTAATCTGACCGGTTTGCTGACATTGCTCTGGGTGTGTTGTAAATCAACAAGGCTTTTAAGCCAAATCGATCCTAACTGCACCCCTTCGTTCTCAAGAGTAACATCAAGAGCATCCAGATTGTGAAAGAAAGGAAGCACCAGTTCACCTCCTTGGGAAGTCGAAGGATCAATCCATAAGTGAGGTCTCTGTGTCGCTGGCATAATGGAATTAATTGTGTTCTCGTATTTAACATAATCGCTGTTGTTCCGTGGAGTATATGAGGCTAACATCTTACCCCAATAAAACTGATTCCCATTTATCAGGAACTTGACATGCAATATTCCCTTGAAAAGCCGGAAATTACTCATTCTATTGGCTACTCGCGGATTCCTCATCCACAAGTCCCACGGGTAAAATAAGTCATCAACCCCTGAGTTGACATTCCAATCTCTCGAGAAAATTTGTATTGGTCTCTCGAAGAAATT